TGTACTAATAATATAATCGGGTGATTTGAATTTTGCTTCGTTTGTTGATTCATTTGTTGATACAAACAATCTCACCGATAGAATTACATCATTACCTATTTTTAAATTACTTACTTTATGTTTTTCTAAATCATAAGCCGGATTAATGACCGTTGCTTTAGCAATTACACCATCTTTAATAAAATGTGGTTGCAATCCAGAGTAGTTATCATCTCTAAACATAAAAACATCTTTAGGAGAATCCTTAGATATTTTAATTATTTTCTTTAAACCTTCTTTACCAATAAAACACCCACCTTCACATTTACTTCCACCATAAGTTTTACCTTTTTGTAATGATGCTTCGTTTACTGATTCAGCTAAGTTTATTTTTATAGTTTTAATCAAAGAATTTAAATTGGAATGGTCGGATGTTTTAGTTTCCTCATAATGTTCTTTATTATTTTTATCTTTCCAACTATATCCAATATATTTTTTATTACTTACATACTCAATTTTAACCGGTATATTAGAAACTTTAATTGTAGAACCATCCTTTGGTAACGCTTCTTCGTTTACTGATTCATCAATATTGTTAATATCATTATTTACTAATGTATAACCGAATTGTGTTGCAGTTTTTTTTCTTTTTTTATCAGAATTTTTACCAGAAAAGGCATTAGGAGTATCGTAGCCATCAACATTACCTGTTACATTGGCTTCATCTAATTCATCTTCGACTTCTTTGATAAGTTCGTCTATAAAAGATTTAATATTTTTTTCTGACATTGGTTATTTCCTTTATTAATTCGTATGATATCATCAACGCTGAAACTTGTTCATCCGTAATTTTCTTTCCTATCTTTTGTGTTTTTAAAACATTGATAGTCTCTTTTAATTTAATTTTTGTGATTTTATCATTAACTTCGGAATGTAATTTGTGAAGTTCAGTTACTACTTTCTTTAATTGTGAATCGTAGTATTCACCGAATTTAGATGTATTATTAACATTATTAATAAATTCTCTTAAAAGACCTTTTTGGTCGTCGTTTAAGTTAGTGTATTTACTATTAAATGTTTCAACTAGTATTTTATATGTCAACAATCTCAAATCTTTTTCTTGATTCTTATATGTTTCCATTAATTTGTCTTCAATCTTCTTAATAGATGTTGCGGTTGTAGATACGTGTTCTACTAATGTAATCTTAGCATCAAATACATCCTTAACATTAGTTACATCTTGTATCTTTGCTTCAAAAATCTTATGAACCGATGCCAATACTCTATAATTGGAAACAGGAGAAGCAACAAATTCTTCAATATCGAAATTTTCTTTAATAGCTTTAACTAAATTATACTTTTCTCTTAATAACTTAGTTTCATCTAATTTAGTACGAGTTTCGATAATAGCATCAATAAATTTTTCTGCCTTACTTTCTGAATTATATTTTTCAGTTGTGATTAAATTGAATAAACGCAATTCTTTTGCTAATTCAGTTTTACCACCAAAAAATTCTTGTACTATTTTTTTAGCCTTTTCAACTGGAGCATTATTTAAAATCTCCAACGTAATTTGACGAGTTAAGAGTTCGAATAAAAACCCAGTATTTTTAAATTTCGAATGTTTAATTTTTTTCATTGTTTTTAAATCCTTATTTTGATAGACTCAAATTTCTATATATAAATATAAAAAATTATAAGTTAGATTAATTTTCCGTATCATCGATAATATTAGTTTCATCTAACATATCTTTAGTTTCGTGTAAATATTTCTTTTTTGATGAAATCCCATTGATGTAATTCATTGCTTTTGTTTCAGATGTTCTACTTCTCTTCGAAGTTCTCTCATCATCACCCAATGGGTCTCTTCCATAAGGATGTTTGTCTTTACCATAAGTATTACCTTCGCGAGGTCTACCACCTTTATCCTTCAATTCTGTTTTAAGATTTTCCAAACTTTCTTCAACATCAGTTGGTTTTGGAGGGTTTGCAGGGTCATTACCATCGTTTTCTATTGAGTTGTAACGGAATACATCCTTTAAGTCCTCAACCACTTTACCTCTTTGTTCGGTTTGTTCGGTTTCTGATAATTTAAATATATTTTCGTATATCCAATCTTTAGATAACATCTTTAATGCAGCCATATCAGTTGCTAAACGGATTTTTTCACTCCATAAGTTTACTTTCTCCTGTTCGTAGATTGTAGATGGATTAACTAATCCAATTTCAAAATTAGTCATTTCAGAATCTTGTATACCATTACCATATAAGTGGATAACTGCTATTTTAGATAATTCTGAGGTAACTGTTCTTTGGATTCTTTCAATTGTTCATGCGAAACGAACATCTTCTGCTGCTAGGGTTGCTTTACCATTTACATTTTCATCATATCCCAAATATGCTTTAGGAATTTTTAATGCTGCAAATAATTTAGCTTTTAGGTAATCAATATCTTCAATTGAAGCATATTCTAATCCTGCTAAGTTTTCAATAGCAGTTCCACTATCACCACCTCTTACCGGTAGATAAAAATCTTCCGTAAGGTTTTGCATATTATACTTTAAATTATAATCACCACTTGTCTTATCTAAGAATGGAACTTTTTTCATCTTATTGATAATCTTTTGCATGTAGTTATCAACTTCGGTTGGTGGAATATTACCAATATCAATTTTAAACACTCTTTTTTCAGGTGCTCTCATAATACGATGGATTAACATTGCATCTTCCATAAGGGATAATTGTTTCCATAACCTTCTACCATTCTCAATCATTGATTTACCATAAGGTAACCAGTTTGTATCAGATAATAAACGGAAATGTGCCATTTCAAAGTTATCATACTCTACTTTACCAATCGGGTCTTCTTGTACTTTGAATTTAACAAGTGATATATTTTCAGGGTCGTGTCCTTCTATTCTTTCAGTATTATATTGTGAGTGTGGAGTAACGTTTACTATACCTTTACCCTCAGCAATCTCAAGTCCTAAAAAGAAATCACCATATTTACACATATTACGAACCCACGGCCAAAGGGTAAATTCAATATTAAGAATATCATAAAAAAGATTTTCTAATAATTCTTGAACACGAGGGTTATCTGAACGTATTGTTATAATATCGCCAAATTCGTTTTTAAGGGTAGATTCATCAGCGTAAATATCTAATGCAGATGCTATAATTGGGTCTTGGTCCATTGCATCAAAATCTCTAAATACCTCTCTACGAACTTGAGCGTATGCCATTGATTGTGCACCACCCGCTTGTTCATAAAAAGATTTTTGTATTTTTGTGTATCTATCTTTTAATGAAGATAGGTTTGTTTGTTGTCTTTCCTCCGCATCAAAAACTTTTCGTTTTCCACTAGCATCGACAGTGACGATTGCCTTTGTAGAGAAAAGTTTTTTTAACCGATTGAAAAATGTAGTATCTGCCATATTTTATTTTTTATATTAAAATTATATTATTTAATAGTGCATCTTATTATACACTATAAATATGTTGAATTTATTATTTAATCAACCAAGTCAAATCTTCATCTCTATTACCTACTTTCATTGACCACGGATTATCATCCATAGAACTGCCTCCGTAGAACCCAGATTCTTGTACTTGTTGTTGAATTCCACCTAATGATTTGATAGTTAAATCGATTCCTTCTTGTCTTAATCTCAATGCAGTATCTCTCACCCATAGAGCAATTGATAACGCCATCACTAAGTCATCGTTGTATCCTCTCATTGCTTCTGCACGATTATTGTTCCATATAAATGTAAAAAGCTCCTCTATCAACCTATTAGAACGTATGGTGATAGATTTCTCTCTGAAGTAATCATCTAACTTTGAAATAATTAGAGGTCTTGTCTTAGATGTAGTTGAAAATCCCGCAACCATTCCTCTTTCTTCTGCTCTAAATTTATTATGCATCTGATGTTCAACATCTACATACTTTAAATCCTTACTCATATAGAATAAGTTTTTATATCCCCTATCAATTACTTGTTGTATAACTGCCCAGCCAATATTTGCATTCTCTATTACTAAAAGTGCTTCATTATAATCGGTTGCTAAGGAAACTAAGAAATTTCCAAAATCTTTTGTATCTAATTTTC